CAAGAAAACGCTGGCAGGCAAGGCGCACATACTCACAGGCAATAATTTCCCCCGCCACCACCCTCTCGGCGTAGCGGATGCCTTCTGCAACCTTAGCCATTAATCCCTCGCATTCATAAACTCGGTCAGCGGATCAGCCGCATCAGGACCTTTGGCATTCACCTTAGAACGGCTGGCTGGCGTCATGCCAAACTCACCGAGCATGGCGCGCAGACGTTTCCAGGCATCAGCTTTCATGATGGCCGCCGGGTGAGCCTTTATCAGCACATCCCCGCTCTGCGTTTCGGTCCGGTAGGTGTAACCCTCAACTTCAAGCGTGTCGCAGTGATGCCGGTATTCGGTATAAGCCTCAACCAGCAGCTCAAGGGCTCTGGCGTCCAGCTGAGACATCACACCGATAGCATCAAGCTCGTCGGCCATCCGTTTAAACCAGTATTTCCCCTGCTTGTCGAAATGTTTCGGCGTTGGGGGTACCCCTGAAGGGGGTTTTGGTTCGTTCTCATTGATCGGGCGTTTTGATGGGTTACCCCTCACCAAACGTAGATGGGTCGGGGTTTTCGGTGGTCCAGACATAATCGAAAACTCCTATTAATCATCGAATGGGGGACCCCTAAAAAAGTTTTCTAACCTGCGGCGATGTGAAAAGAGGTTGGGCGGCGGTCCTTTGGCGCGTCGTTCCTGAACTTTCAACCCACCCTCCCCCTCGGTTGATTCAAATGAGAATTGATGTCATTTGAGTCTTTCGACCGCTGTCTTCGCCCTGTGGCAAGGCTTGCAGAGGCTTTCGAGGTTGGACAGATCATCGGTCCCCCCATTTGCTTTGGCGGTGATGTGGTCCACCGTTTCAGCGGGTGTATACCTTCCATTTCGCAGGCATTCCTGACAAAGGTGTTTGTCTCTGTCGAGTACGATTGGGCGCAGCCTGTCCCATTTGCTGCCATAACCTCGCTGATGTCTGCTCTGTCCTCGCTGATGCTGCTGCCAGCCTTCGTTAAGGTGCTGGGGACAATAGCCTGAGCGGTCAGTGGTTGTGCCAGGGCAGCCACGCTTGCGGCATGCTCTCGGTATTAACGCAGGCATCAGGCTAACCTCCACGCCCGGCGGCGTTCTGTGCGTGGCGCTGCGTCAGGGTGACACTCGACTGATTCAAAGTCTGCATGGTCCACCAGCGAGTAACACGGATAGACCACTAAACCTCCCCAGGCATCACCCACAGCGTAATCGGCGGGCTTGCTGTTATCCCAGCGGGATAGCACACGCTGCACATGCTGAGGCGGGACGCTGTAGCAAACGCCGTGAATGAGCCTCGACAACGTTATGTAATCAGCGCGAGTCTTATCAGCCACGATGAGCCGCTCGGCTATCTGCATTTGATACTGAGGTGGGCGGCCAGTACCGAGATAAAAACTCACCAGAGAATCAGGGAAGCTGTTTAGCCAGTGACTTATCACCAGTTTATTAAGACTGTTAGAAGGCATAGCATCATCTTCAATAACAATTACGCGGCACGTTTGTTCTGCTGCCCATTCAAGCGCGCGGCGATGATTCCAGTTCGCGCCGTGGTTACCGTAATCAATCAGCAGATGAGCATCCAGCATCGCAGAGAGACGATGTGCATGATCTATCCGTGAGTGGTGGCCAACCACAACAAACTTCACTTGTGTTTCCACCATGTAGCCTCCCCACCGATACCATCAGTTTTGAAAACGGTATGCACCAGAGGGCCGGTGACCAGCCTGTGAGCGAATGACTGCGCGACAATTCCGAACGCCAGCATGTCACCTACCGCAGCGCCAGCCTGTTCTTTCTTCCAGAAACGATAACTCTCGATCCTGTAGTAAAGACGGATGATGCCGTGAGCGAACGCCATTACATCAGCGCGGGTACCACCCAGCAGACCAGCGTTTAGCATCACATCGTTGCGGTGCGCTTCGATGAACTCCTGATAGATACGCTCTGGATGATTCTGCTTTGCCCAAGTGTCAGCGTATGTCTTCGGTTCTGAACCGACATAAACATTACCGGGCTGCATTTCTTCCCACGGTGCGCGAAGCATTTCGACATCGGTTCCATCGGTACACCAGACGAAACGGTATTCAGGATGATCTCGCAGGTGCTGCCAGACGTGCAGCCAGCGCCGGAAGTAGACATTCATCTTCACGTCAGGAACGTGGTAAAGCTCAACGTCAGGAGGGGCTGCCTGAAGTTCATCCACCAGCGCGATACGGCCACAATTCCGAAGCGATGAGGCCCATTTAGCCAGCATGTCAGGAGAGGCGCTCATTTTCATACCGCGCTGCGGGTCAGGCTGACTGGTCAGTAACGTAGTGATTACCACATCCCGTTGCCGCCGGTACTCCACATAACCGGTAAACCCGGTATCGCGGCGTTCGTTGTGGATTTTAACGTTACGCTCCACCAGCGCCTGTCGGTCTGGCTTCGGTACCGAACGCTCCACAGCCTCATGCTCATCGAGAGAATGAATCAGCTTTTCTGAACCGACGACATCAGCGTAAGCCCACGTAGTCAGCCCTGCGTTATGGATGCGCAAGGCGAGATCGCTGTGCTCGTACATGCCGCGACCATAAACGGGATCGAATCCGCCCACCTTCTCGATGGCGCTGCGGTGGTAGTACAGCATTACGCCGCGCTGCCCGGTATACGCCACATGCTGATCATCACGGTAAAGCACCGAAAGGTCATTGAGCTTATTCTGGCCAGCAAGATCGAGGAACTGGTAAGCCAGGTGTGGCTCGGGTGATTCGATGTAGGGAAGATGCCAGTTATCGGCGATGGGCCAGGCATCATCATCCCATAAAAAAAGATGCTCGCACCCGGCATCCATCAAGGCTGACAAGCTGGCGTTCTTTGAAGCAACAATGCCGAGTGATTCATCATGGCGAAGCAACTGCACGCCGTCAGGCACTACTGCTGCAGGTTTGGAACCATCATCGATAACAACCACCAGCGCGCCGGCGGGAAGATGCTTCATGTGCTGTTCGAGCGCTCGCTTTAAAACATCTGCGCGCTGATGCGTTGTAATGGCAATGCCGATCCGTGACGCTGAAGCGCAGGCAGGAACAAACGAAACACCGTCAATCGTGACCTGCATATTTATCCTCTGAAGCGCAAATCTTGAAAATAAAAAACCGCCCTCAGGCGGTTAAATTTTGAGATTTAAAATTTTGGTGCTATGCCATATTTCGGCGTCTTTATATTCGCAGCCCAGACTTTGATATCGTTTTGAAGCAATAAAGTGAAATCTGACTTGAGATAGTTAACCATCTCATTGACCTTGCCTGCATCATTCACTGCAAAGTGTTCAATCCTGTTAGCTCCTACTGATACACAGGTGTAAGTTGCAGGCACATCCTTCCCGTTAGCATTAAGCCGCATCTTCCTATCGCCACAACCACCATCGGACATATAGGATACGAGCATATTAGCTGACTCTCTCCCCGGTTGAGAGATACTTATCATGACAGGCAACCCCTCTGAGGTCTGGGTAATGTCGTAGAGTACAGCATCTTTTTGATACCAGGTATTGTATTCTCTTTCCTGAAACGCTGCGTAGGATGGCGAAGAAATCGTCGCCAGCAAGGCGATTGTAGTAGAGTGAATTTTCATCGGTTGCTATTGTTTTGTTTAGGTAAATTTATTATCCATATTGTGTCAGCAGCAACAACAACCTAAGATTATTCCTACTATTTTTAGTAGTGCTAAATTCTCTTTTAGCAACCGTTAAGTATCTATTTATCTCATATCAATAAAGCATTATAAATCCCGGTAATTTGCATTAAGCAAAAACTAACTCCATGGTAACGAAAAAAATTTGCAATCACCTCTCAATACATTATCAGCATTCTACAGCATCAACCTTATTGTTGGTGAGCTTTTTCGAATGGCGAACTGGCTGCTATGTTTCATCCATGATGTCTAATAACAAAGGGTCACTTATTAAACAAATAAGCGAGTATGCCAGGCTTAACAACCAAGAAGAAATCCAGTTGTGCAAGATAATCAGCTGATTGATTCATCCGCTTAATCTTATAACTATTATCAAGCCCACCAGCAGGTGGGCGTTGTAATGGCTTGCTTAGCTAATCAGTAACTCAGGCTGCGTCACCTGCATGATGTGCTCATGTTCAAGCTTCAGCACGCGTTTTTCCTTCTTCCGTTCGTTCATCAACCGACTGCCGATCGTTCCCTTGAGCTTTGAGCGCGTTTCTTTGATGGCGTAGCGGTGCTGCATTTCTTCGCCCATAGCCATGCGCCGGCTAAGTTGCTCAGACATCCAGTTGAACGCTGAAATGTAGCTTTCTTTGATAGCCGCAGCAGCTTTCCCGGTGAACCCCATCACAACCATGATCCAGCCATCTTTCGTCAGGCTATACATCGGGCGAACCTTACCCTGCTCATCGATATAATCAGCCGACGCAAAATTGCGTTGGCTAAACTCACTCGAGCAATCAGCCTTAACCTGCTCGATTTTCCTGAGCACATCTCCGTGACGCTTGCCGAAGTACGTGGCAACTTTTCTGGATGTGGTAACGACCTCTCCGTTGTTGGCTTGCACCATTTCACGGAAGTCGAAGGCCGGAATAACTGACGGATTATTCATAGCGTTTTCCTTACATGTGAGATGAACCTTTGCCGAATTGAAACGCCAGCCCACCAAAAGCTCGCCAGCATTAAACTGACGTCTCCAAAGGCTCATTTCACAGGTTAGGGTTCGGTGTGTTTTATTAGCATCGAACATGCGATAACCAATCAGGATCTGGCAGTTATCGCAGGCACATGCTCTACCGATTCGGTCGGCAGTTCTTAGTGCGGGGTGTCACCGCAAAATAAAAAGCCTCACGAATGCGAGGCTTGAGTAAATCATTAAATTTCAATTAGATATAGCTAGACCACTAATAGCTATGAGTACGTTTGAATAGTCATAAATAGACATGACCACTCGAAAATATTTTTACTTTAGGCACTGATCTTTGATGTAGTCCTGCATGCCGCGAATCATTTTGTCAGCGGTTTCGATTCCGTCCCGGTGATCGAAATAATTCCGTCGAGCGTCTGGAGTAAGCTCGGGGGCTCCTGCATCATCCACGCCGGCGGCGGAGGTGGCTTTGGGCACTCCAGGACAGGTTGCGGCGATGCGCAGCCGTTTAGCGCCAGAATCGACATCCCGACGCAAATCGTTAATGGTTTTTTTCGCATCGGACAATTCCTTCGTGTATTTGGCATCCAGTGCAGCGACATCGCGCTGGCGTGCCAGCATATCTGTGATGGTGGCGTTAGCCAGATTGAGGTTCTTGGTGGCCTTATCACGCTGGTCTTTGTAGGTGATGGCGTTGTAGCGGTAGTGATTAATCGCCCAAGTCATGGAAACCATCAGGCAGATAACGACAGCACAGATGATTGCTGTTAATCGACTCACTGGTCTATCCCCCAGCACGCCAGCGCGCTTTCCTGATCGCGCCGCTCGACCTGCCCATAACAGCCATTCTTCTGGCCTTTGGTCAGGCGACAATCCCGGCCACCATCTTTAATCCACCAGCGGATAGCTTCACAGGCCCCTTTCCGGTCACCAGCATTGATACGCTTGTAGAACGCCGAGGGGAAACATTTACCGGGGCCGATGTTGTACGGACAGAAGGAAGCAATCCCTACTTTCTGGGGAGCTGTCAGTGGAACCTTGATATTCCTATCGACCCAGGCAAGAGCTTTGTCACGCTCAATCGCATTCACTTTCTTGCATTGCGCCTCGGTAGCAGTCATGCCTTTTACGACACGCTTGCCATCAATAACTGTCACGCCATGGCACAGTGACCAGACGCCACCGGAATCCATCACAGCAACGAGCACATTGCCTTCTTTCTCACTGATGAACTGGTCAAACAATACAGGAGCAGAAGCGCCAGCGGCGATCAGGGATAGCATGGCTGCGCTGAGTTTTGCTCTGGTCGATGCCATGTTAATTATCCTGTGGTGGTGCGGTGATGTAGCCCTTCTTGAGGGCCTTCTCGTATGCCTTGGTCTGGCGTCTTTTGAAGTAAAGGTTGGTCAGGTAAGTGGCTATACCGATAAGGAAACCACCAATCACTGCAACCTTGTTCCAGTCGAGGTCGTGCAACCATTGCAAAATGCCGCCTCCACAAATAAGACTGCCGGACACGCAATACGAGACTGCGGATGCAATTTTGTCAGGCATATATCGGATCATCTCTATCTCCTCGCGTAATGGCGGGAGCTGGGTGTAAGGGGTCAGGCCCTCGGGACGATTTAACAAGTAGGCATGTCGATGATGGTTCCCGGGGCCTGAAATAAAAAAAGCCCGCTTTTGATGGCGGGCTAATGAGTTGACTATTTGTAAGGTAGGCGTGAGACAGGCCTATGTTCAGGAGTGAAGCTGTATCGGCTGATTCACTATAGGCTCAGGAGAACCACCGGAGAGGTAGGCAAATCCCACAACTCAAAGCGTAGCAGCAGATTACAAAACCATAAAAAAAGGCCTGCTTTTTATGGCAGGCTCTCAAGGAATTAGAAACTTGTATTGTTGTTGTCATGGTGCCGGGTGCCTCCCGGTGACTCTACCCCAGTCAGCAAAGCCGCGCGCATACCTGCAGATAACAGTTGACTAGAACGCCCTTTCGCTTAGAAAGGATTCACCACAAAAATAATTTACGCGCTAATCATTCCTTTGGTCAATGCGCCTTTACCGCGAGTCCCCCTAGTTAAAAGAAAAACTAAGGCCCCCAGTATTATTTTTTAATGCTTTCAATACCTACAACGCGCCCATCCACGATGGTGATTTTTTTCCCTGGGCATTCAACGAAAGACTTATCACACGTGTATGTGACACTTCGACTGATCAATTGCTTTTTCGTGTTTGTAGAGAACTGATATTGAGCAACAGTAAATCCGTAGGCCGCATAGGCAAGACACTCTTTATCGCCAACTGAAACGCTATGCAATTTTGCTTTCGCGGCTTCTTCTTTTGTAAGAAGTCCCATGCTAACCAAACGGTCAGCGTTCTCAGGAAAATAAAAACCTTTAGAAAATGACGTCTTAGCGCACTCGCTGAAGGTATTATAACTCTTATCACTATTCCAGCCACTGTCATAGGCTGATGACGAGCAACCGCATACTAGAAACGCAAAACAAAGTGTAATTTTTTTCATAACTCCCTCCTGAATATTTAATCGGCAGGAGGATAAAGTTCTTTAACAAAAGAAACCTCGCCGAAGCGAGGCTATTTGAATTTGAGGCACCTCATCCAACAAACCACCCCGGTTAGCTGGATTTTGACGAGATGCTTTTGGATGAGCGCTGAACCCAAAGGTCAGTATTTTCACACCGCAATTTTGCGAAAAGCAGCGCCCATTCAAAACTGGGTCGCTTTTCAGCCACTCCGGGAAACCCATCATCGCAGACCGAAAAGCTTTAACTGGAGCGGGCAGCGGGAATCGAACCCGCATCATCAGCTTGGAAGGCTGAGGTAAT